GGCTGGACCCTTATGCGCGGGTTTGCCCCAGCAACATCCAACTTGTAACTCGGCGAACTCGTCCCAATACCCAGCCCCGTGCTGGTCAGACGCATTTGTTCGGTGTTGTTGACACCAAACAACAAAGGAATTCCAGTAGCTTGAGCAAAAATGTAGGCTTGCGCAGTGTTAAAAAGCACTTGACCTAATGCAGTTGACCCTTGTTTGAAGTCAATAATTCCACCGTTTGTGGCGTTTGATAGCTGCAAAGAAGAATATCCACCATAGGAATTAGCAGCACCGCCAACACCCAAATTCGTCCCGTCAAACACTAGCGCCGACCCAGTAGCCAACACACTTGACGAGCTTGCGTAGACAACACCGTTAGCAGTGAAAGATGTAAGTCCCGTCCCGCCGTAAGTTGTGCCGAGTGCGTTGGTCAGGTTGAGCGTGTTCGCGGTGAGCGTCGTGCCGTTGAACAATAAATTCGCAGAGTCAGTCTCAAGACCGTTCGTAGTGCTGTACACTACCCGACCCGAAGTTAGGCCGGTGTTGGTGATTGAACTGAATACGCCGGGACCACCAGATGCGCCGATCCGCACAAAGTCCGAACCGTTCCAAGCAACCTGAGCCTTTTCATTCACACCTAGTGTGACACCTGTCGTGGGTCCAGCACCGCGAATCGTGACCGTGTACGTCCCTGACGTATTGATGATCGTGTAGATCTTGCTCGCAGCCGGTGCCGTGATGGTGATGTTGGCCGACGCGGGGGACGCGATGATGATGGCGTATTGAGATGACGTAGCATCTAGGCTTGAGCCTGTGGTCTTGGTCAGCGTCGTGTTGGTCGTGACCGTCTGCGCCCCGGCAACAGCAGCGTCAATATAGTTTGAAATGTAGTTATTGACCGTATCGCCCCATGTGCCCGACAGTTCTCCAGTAACCGGGAGAGCAAGCCCTAGTAGCGTGGTATACGAAGTAGCCATTTCAAGTCCTTAGATGTCGGTCCAGTTCGGCGTTTGGCCTGTGGAGATTGTAGACCAGTTTGGGGTTTCAGTATTGTTGATAACTGCCCAGTTTGGTGTTTGAGAGTCGTCGATCAAGTTCCAAAGGAACGCGGCAATAACAGAATCGGAAATACCAGCGGCTTCGGCAACCGCTGAATAAAAACCAACGACTGCCAATACCGAGTCAGCCCCGCTGGCAGTTTCTGAAATGTTTGTTGCAAAAGTTTGTGCAGCGGATACCGCGTCAATACCACTAGCCGCTTCAGCAACACCGGAATAGAACACAGCATTAGCAGACGGCGAGTCTGCAATACTCGCTGCTTCAAAGACAGCGCCAAAGAAAACAAAACTTGAAGAAACGTCGTCAACACCGCTTGCCGCTTCAGCGATAGCTGACGCAAACAATTGAACAGCCGATAAGACATCCGCTCCGCTTGCTGCTTCTGCAATACTTGTGACAAAAGTTTGTGCGGCAGATATTGCGTCAACACCACTAGCCGCTTCTGTAATAGCAGACACAAATAGTTGCGCTGCGGAGATTGCGTCAACACCACTCGCAGACTCTGCAATAGAAGAACTAAATAACTGCGCCGCAGAAACTGCGTCAACACCGCTCGCGGCTTCTGCAACAGCCGAGACAAATAGCTGCGCTGCGGATATGGAGTCAACCCCGCTCGCTGTTTCTGCAACAGCGCGGTCATAGCCAGACCCACCCCAAGCGGATATGCCCCACCCACCGGAACCCCACCCGCCTTCAGCCACGCTTCCATCCTTTAGGTAGCAGTCAAGCTAAACGTGTACGTCACATTAAGCGTATCACCAGAAGCAACCGTACGGTCACCCGGAGCGGAGAAGTCAGCAGCGGAGAACAACGTGCCAGTCGTACCCGACTTTGCACTGCCGCTTGTTAAGAACGCACCACCAACCGTAGCAGTAGCGTTAATGCTGAACTGCGCAGGGGAAGCCGAGTTAGTTGCCACTGACGGGTTAGCCGTCGTAGCCGTAGCAAAAGTACAAGCCACACGGGTCGCGTTACTATACGGAACCGCTTCGGTCCAGCCAGCGTGACTAGCCATCGTGTCACCAGCCGCAGGAGTGTTTGAAGCCCCGGCACCATACAGCCCGATATACCACGTAGTGATTTGGGCCACGCTAGTCAGCGCCGATCCCGCCATATATGCAAGACCCACGTTGACAACCAAGTTGTCCGTCTCATCTGCCCACTTTAGTTTACCGTCTGGGCCGAAGCACTCAAAACGGAAAACGCCTTTGGCTGCTGCTTTTTGTTCCATGATTAAACGATCCTGATAATTGCTGAAGTATTAGTGACGGCGGGGAATTGAACAGTAAACGTGGTTGCTGAAGTTTTATCTGCACCAAAATCCAGCACACAGATGGCAGGATTTGTAGTCCCGTTTGCCAAATATATCAACGCCCCCCGCGCAGTAACCGCAGTGTTCCAGACGGCGTTATTGAATGACCAGTACGCCGTCGTACCGGAAGCACCCACAGTAGGGACCTGACTAATAACAAGCGTTAATCCACCAGCCGTATATCCAGAAGCAACAACTTCCCCAGTAGCTGTGTATGCGGTGGTAGTCGCATCTAGTGTGGCGGCGTTAGTGTACAACGCGATCTTGAAGACCTGCGTCGTGCCCGTGTTGAAGTTGAACGTCCCGCTAGGAAGCCCAGTCTTAAACGTGTTAGTAGTCCAATTTCCCGTAAACGGCATCAAGTCACCGGCTGTCTGTATTGACCCGAACGATACGCATCTTGGCGCTCAAGTCCGTCGCCCAACCGTTTAGCCAAAGCAAGCGCTTCTTTGTACTTGCCGTCGTACAAAGCCATCATGTCCTGCTCACCTTTCATGAACGTATAGGCTTCAACAAGTGTTCCGTACAACAGCACCGTATCGAAGTTATCGCCCAGCCAAGTATTAACCGCAGTAACAATCGACGCTGGATAATAAAAGTAATGCAACTCTACGTTGTATATGGCGTCTGGCGTTGGGCCAAGAATAAACGTCAACTCAGCTTCGTTAGTAGACTGCGGACCAAACAGAGCGTAATACTTTGGCGTAGCCGTATCCGTTGGTTGTGGGTACGCTTCGCGGATGAAGTTAACATCCTTGTTTAGCAGATACGAATACTCCCCACCAGTTGGGTACACAGCCATCGAATACACGGACAAGAAATCACCGGGGCAAGCAAGATACTTATTCCCCGTTGCCGTCACCCCGGTCACGTTTTTGCGTAGCGACGGGAACTGGATCGTGTTGTAAATGCGCTGTTCCGCCTGCTGTATGAACGTGTTCATATCAGTTGTCTGGAACGTGTTCTCCGTATAGTCGGAGACCGCAACTACAAGCTGGGCGTAGTTCACGCCATCGGTCCCCGAGACATCAAGCCCTTAGTCGCGCAACCTGTCCCGCGCATTTTGATACCTGTTGTCTTGACTTCAGCGTATGGTTTGCTACGGGCTGCGCCAATGCTAACAGCCATATCCTCAAGTTTTTCACGCTTGGGGTTTGGGCCGTAGCCGTTGTTACTCACATCCGTGCCAGCTTTGCCCGTCATGTCGTGAGGTTCTGCGTAAACAGCAGCGGGGCCGACTTCCTTGCCGTCTTGTTTCATGCTGAACTTAGCCATTATTTGCTACCTTGGTTCATTGCACGCGACAGGTTCTTCCCATACTTCATGCGGTCGTCCGTTGTCGGACCCCCGGCTTTCATGCGCTTAGCGCCCTTGTGCAATCGCTTTTCGTGGGCTTTCACCTCCGTGTCCGCGATAGCCTTGACTGTCTTCCTATCCATGATGACTCCTATGTCGTCACAACCGTAACTGTACCTAATTGCACCTGCAAAACCAAGTTGTTTGGCGTAAGCAAAGTATCAAAAGAACTCGCTCCGCCTACCGGGTTCCAACCCCACTGAAACACTCGGCTACCACCCCCCGCATATCCGTCCGCCAAAGGACCAGACACTTGATAACTGTTATCTTTGCGCGGATCGCGCACACCTTGTGGGTCGTCCACAGGATACATGCCAAGCTGCAACTGCGGGTGATCTGGATTCCAACAACTGGGGCAAACCAATAGATTATATATCTTAGTCTTGACTACTTCTTTCTTGAGTTGCGACAGCTTGTAACGGAACCCACAGCGGTCGCATTCTGCGATGCTATTTTTGCCAGACGAAAACCTGTTGCCCATTTACGGACCATAACCAATAAACATTTGCCGAGGCACCAAACGAACCGCCGCTTTTTCCCGATCTTCTTGTGCAGCCAACTCCCAAGCTTCGTCGTACTGCATCTTCAGTACTTCAAGCCGGTTGATACCGTCTGGAATTTTCAACGCCACGTAGTATGCAAGCCCCGCAGCCATGCACGGAACAAATCGAAACGGCACATCCATGACATTGACACCACCGCCCGCATCTTGCGTGCGGCGCATACGCCAGTAAACAAACTGGTACGTACTTGTGTTGTCCGGCGTTGGCCAGACCGTGATAGCAGGAACCTGTTGCCAATAAACCACGGCACCTGCCGTGTGTGCCGCTGCCGTTGTGTCTTGTTGAGCACGGAAACAGTTGTACAGGGTGTTGCCGGTGATGTACCCGTAGTTGATGATCTCAGAATCAATCTTCACAAACCCGGTAGCGGGTAGGTTTACGGTTGAACTGACCGTGATAGTTGTGTCTGTACTGTTGATTGATGTGCTCAGCGTGGCAGACACAGGGGAGGTCTGCGCGTTATATCGCTGAATCCAAACCTGAATTGGGCGACCGGGAGTTAGTTTGTTTGGCAACGTGGCGTATGTTGATACGCTGATGCGGGTGATTGTCAGATCGGATTGGTTGGATGAACTGTTGGCGTTCGTGCGGATCACGTGCTCAAGCAAATCAACTGTGTCGTTGGGTAGTGGGTATGTGTTCTGTCCCGGCACCAAAGTAATCGTGCCCTGCTCAAACGTCCACATGTTGATGCCGCGATTTGCCCAGTCAGCAAACATGAGGTTAAGCGACCGACGCGCGGTGCGAAGATCGTAACCCGAGCGCAACTCCGAGCCAGCACGCTCAAAAGCTTCCTCGACCAGTTCCGTCAAGTCAAGGTTAAACGTGGTTTGGCCGGAAGTATTAGCCATTATAATGGTACACAGGGTATGAACCGTCATCTACAGTGGCTGGCGTATTTTTGGCGGCTGGCGTATTTTTGGCCGGTGTCTGGTAAATTGTTTTTCCTCGTTGCAGTAACTGCTGGTTTGCGGCGTTTATTTGCGTCTGCGTACTTTGTCGCGGCTGTTGTGTAAATGCGTTCTGCATGTTAAACAAGCCCCCCAATCCGCCATACATTTGGTATTGGTTGGGTGGTGGTGGTGGTGGTGGTGCTGGTTGTCTGCTATACCGTTGCGGCATGTCCATAGTCATTCCGCGTGGCTGTTGCTGTTGCTGTTGGCCAACTTTGTCACGCAGCATCTGCTGCTGTTGCTGGTTCATCTGGGGGGCACCGCCAGTGCCTGAGCCGTAACCAAACTGACCCGCTGGCCCTTGATTAGCTACGTTCGCTTGAATTTGTGCCAACCTAGCAGGATCAACCGGGCCATTTCTATTTGCTAATGCTTGATCCCTTTGAAATCCAGCATACGCAGCTTGCATTCCTGCATCTGGACCTTGTTGTGATCTTTGCTGGGCGTCTTGAAGTAGTTGATTTATTTGCTGTTGACCTGCCGCACCCAACCCGCCATATCCTTGTGCTGGACTAGACCCCGTTTGCTGAATATTGCTCCTTAACTGTTCTTGCGTCATGGCAGGTGGTTGTTGTGTTTGCTGCGCTTGCTGCGCTTTCTGCGGGGTGCCTTGGAGCATTTCGCGCAGCATTTGCTGTTGGTACGGTGATTGCTGCTGTTGCGGCCTAAATTGGTCCACTAAATTAAACGACTGCTGCTGTTGGAATTGGGGTTGCTGTTGTTGATAGTAGTCCTGCGAATGAATACCCATCACGGCTTGCATACGCTGCTGCTCTGGCGTCATTTGACGCTGCGGCGTATACGGTTTTTGCATGTTTGGGTTGCGTTGGTACGTCTCTGGGTTGAACTCTGCGGCAACAGTTTCTGGGGGCGGCTGTCGCATCTGCCGCTGTTGCCCAGAATTGCCAAACGGATAAGAAATATCCGGTTCTGGGGGTTGGTACGGCTGTTGTTGCTGTTGCTGGAACGGTGTCTGGAACCCAAACTGGCGCTGGTCTGCCGGGGAGTACGGGTTGTATATCGTCGGGCCGTACGGGTTCTGAAACTGTGGTACTGGGCCATAACCACCCGGCTGACCACCAAAGCCACTTTGCTGACCACCGAAGCCACTTTGCTGACCTCCGAAGCCACCTTGCTGACCACCAAAGCCACCTTGCTGACCGCCAAAGCCGCCCTGCTGACCGCCTTGTGCTGCTTGGCCTGCCGAACTCCCGATTCCTCCTGATACACCACCCATTACGTCCTCGGCTTATCTAAATTTAGCGGTTTTCTTAGCTACAGACTTTGGCTGCGCTACAAACTGTTTGCCTGCGGCTTTGCCTGCGCGCTTGGCTTTGGTCGTCGCAGCATACTCAGAAGGGCTAAGACTTGCAATCGCCTTCTCAGGCAGATACCGCTCTCCAGTTTTACTGGATGGCTTACCACTCTTGGTGCGCCAATTAGCGTCTGTCCAAGATTTCAAACTCTGTTGTTCTTTTCGTAGGGCCATGTTACAATCCAGTAACTGGAGAACGAAATGGAAGAAATTTGGATTGAAATTCCCGAAACCGCAGGGCGCTACTCTGTAAGCAACAGCGGAAATATCCGGGCAAATTGGTCAGATGTACCGCGCCGAAACTTGCCTCATCGTATACGAATTGAGCGCCCTCATCAATTAAAGCCAAGCGTACACACAACGGGCTATCTCCGTGTTGCGTTGGGGCGGGGAATCCACCGGTACGTGCATAGGCTGGTAGCTGCCGCTTTTCACCAAAACCCACACAATCTCCCGCAGGTCGATCATATTGACGGCGACCGGAAGAACAACGCGGCGTCAAATCTTCGATGGGTTTCTGTTCAGGATAATGCGGCGTATGGCGGGGCACGTCATGGGTGGGATACGCAACGACTTGCTTCCGCACGTCGTCGAGTACATGCCTTCCGTCGCGAGGAGTTCGCTGCGTTACTTGCTCAAGGGCATAGCCTTCGCGCAATTGCAAAGGCATTTGGTACCTCTCATGCAACGGTGTCGCGAACACTATCTGGTACCCCTTAATCACGATACCCGCCGCCTGCGGCTTTATATTTCTTAGCAACAAGCTGCGCTTTTCTCGCGGACCAAAGACCTGCACCTGTACCCTGCGTTGCTGCCGCCTTTACCTGAGACACAATCCGTTTACGCAGACTTGGTTTGGTGTAGTTGCCAGCTTCGTTTACATGCCCGCCCTTTGCAAAAGGCAAATTAAACCCAATACCAGCAGAAGAAGGGGAAGCCTTCATGCCGTGCTTGTCTAAATTAATACCCCCAGACAAGTAGGCACTAAGAACCGCGTCTTTCAGAGCTTTGGGGGCACCGGGCAACATGTCGCTAATTTTTTTCTCGACACTTACTTTGCCAGACGCTCCCACGCTACCTTTGTCATAGTTAAGACTTCCGAGATTGAACTTGACGTCGCCGCCTTCGTTGTACAGATCAACGTCATCAGGGGCATCTTTTCTTTTGACAACCCGTTTTCCCGGCATCTTCTTGGGGTTGATTGCCCCCATACCGCGACTGGCTCTCATTTTTTCTTACCTTTAGCTTTTTTGGCTAAAAACAATTTATCAACCATCTCTATCCGCTGGGGCTTAGTTGTAACTTTATTGATAATACTTAGCCGTTTGGGTTTACTTTCCTCATAAAACCCGGCTTTTTTTAACGATTTAGTTACTTCACCAACAGATTTTGAAGTTGCCATATCAGCACATCTTTCCGCGAGTTTTACCACGTTGGGCGCAGCCATCCGCACGTTTGGAAGCAGAAGACACTGAACCGCCCTTAGCCATCTTTTTGACTGCGCCACCACGTTTCATGCCGGGAGCCATATTCATGCCGGGAGCCATACTGGGCCTGCCCGACATCGCACTCTCTTGCGCGGACTTTTCCTTTTCTTGTCTTTCCTTGTCGTAGTCTGCAATAGCTTGTTTGACGGCATCGTTATTGCCGTCTCCCATAAGGTTTTTAATTAACTTAGGCGTAAACGCTAAACCGAGTAAAGAGTTCATTCCCATGATTAAAGCATCCTTCCTTTAGTTTTGCCGCGTTGTGCGCAACCATCAGCACGTTTAGAAGCAGAAGAGACGGACCCGCCTTTTTTGAGGCCAGCAGCGTCAAGGGCTTTCTGGATAAACTTGGGTGCGCGTTCCCGCATAGCTGCGCGCTCTTCTTTGCTTGGACGACCCAAATACCGTTCGGCAAACGGCATCTTTTCTTTTGGCTTGTCTGTTGGCGGTTCTACATCAGCGTAGCCCTTTCGCATTGCTGCGGCCATATCAGGAGACTGCATCCCCGCCGAAGCAACCGTGTAGTCTTTTGGTTCGCTGGTAGTCGGCACCAAAGGTGCGCGCCCGGGCTTATACTCCGGCGCCTCACCACCCTTGCGAGTAAGCCCGCGCTTGGCGTTCAGGTAGTCCCGAAGATTCGTGTAGTCCGAAGCTTCAAGTTCGGCCTTGCTGACAACTTCTTTCTTGGCCATGATTAGCAGGCGCCGCCTTTTTTCAGCATTTTACCCTTGGTCATGCCTTTCTTGGCAACACCGTCTGCGCGTGAAGAAGCAGACCCGCCTTTCTTCATGCCCTTTGCTTCGGCCATTTCGTGTTTCAGCATGGATGCTGGAGCGCCCTTCTTCTTCATAAAGGCCACTTCTTTACCCACCATTTTCTTTGACTCGGCCATACCGCCTTTAGCCATTTTACCTACGCCATCAGCCGCAAAACTGGGAACCATTTTGCCGCCCTTGTTGACCATAGGCATACCGCCATCTGCGTAACCTTTCTTCATATCACCACCTTTACCAAATTTGCGACCCTTGTCAGCCGCTGAAAAGTCCTTGCCCACGGACTGGGATACACCAACCTTTTTGGCAAAGGCGGGGCTGTGGGCTACAGCCTCCATGAAATTGTGCTGCTTCTTTGAAGTACTAGGCATGTTTCTCTACCAGCCGGTCAATCTTAGCTTCAAGCCGGTCAAGCCGATCAAAGATGCGGTTGATGTCCGCGTCCAATTGTGTCTTGGTTACGTACTCTCGGGCAATCTCTTCACGTGTTTTGTTAATCAGCACTTGAAGGCGTTTTACCTCGTCATACATGCTCTTGAGGAAGAACCCAACAATGCTGACACCTACCGAAAGAACTGCGTTCCAAATAGTATGTTCCATGACCATCACCCGTTAACTGCCAAGTACTCTTTCCACTCAGGGGCGTCAGCGTTTGCAAGCAGGTACTGCGCTGCAAATTCAAGCAGCAGTGGATCATCACGAAAATGACCTAGCCCCCGGTTGCAATGGTTACATAACATACCACGAACTTGCCCAGTTACGTGATCGTGATCCACAACAAGTTTTTCTTCGCTACCACAAATTACGCATTGTGTTGTGGTAGTTTTTAAGCTGATCAAATCTTCGTTGGAAATAACATCCCTGTGCCGACCGCGACAATTTTCACTTCTGTATGTTGCCCGACATGCACGGCACCAACTATCTAGGCCGTTCTTTTTTCCGTTGTGCAATGGGAACGCTTCTGGCGTTGCGGGTTTTTCAACTTTACACCGAGTACAAGTCAGCATGCCCATTTTCGCCTCGCCTTATTCAAACGGCTTTCGGGGTCCTTCGCGGCAGAAGGAAACATCTTCGCTTGGCCAGCCGATCTGGCACAGAAGCTCTTCCTTCTCCCGGCGTCTTCTTTCGTTTTTGGTTTCGGGGCGGGGGGCTTTAAGTTCATCCCTTGTGATTTCGCGGACGCACGTCCCTTCGCGTTCAGACCCCCGCTCTCTGCCTTGCCTTCTTTTCTCTGCCATGCAGGGGACTTAGCCATAAAACACCGTACAGGCGGAAACATTTGAGAGT